CGGATACGTCTGTTGGAGTTTCTGATCTTCTTTCTATCCATGATGGAGCCCAGAAGAAGATTACCCGGTCCGATTTCGAATCCAGCTTGTCGATCACGGAATCCCAGATTTCTGATTTGGGAAGCTACCTGGAGAATGTTGTTGAGGACTTGACTCCGGAACTCGGGGGAGATCTGGATGTCAATGGAAATACCATTGTTTCCGTTTCCGGTGGTGATGTACCGATTACCCCGGACGGTTCGGGAAACATAATCCTCGATGGAGTGAGTTGGCCCAATAGTGCGCCTTCTGATAAACAGATTCTTCGGGCTGCCGGAACAACGATAAGCCAGTGGGTGGATCATATTCGGCAGGGCGTTATCGAGATTCCGTTTCCCAACACCGACATGGATTTTATTGTCGGCTGGTTTCCGGAAGAACTTACGATTACCGAAGTCTACTCGATCACCGACGCCGGCACGATGGACTTCGACTTGGTTGAAAGGTCGAGAGGGTCGATCTTCAGTGGTGGTACTCCAATAACGAGCAGTGACATACAGGCGACGACAGGAGGCACGACCACAACAACGTTTTCGAATTCGGTGTTAGGGCCTGATGACGCTTTGATCCTTATCGTCCGTGCGGTTGCCAGTGCGGAACTTGTGCGCATCCTGTGGAAGGGGAAGCTCACATGAGTCTTTATACGTTTGGCGGATTCGAACACGGTGGCAAAGACGAGTTGAACATCGAAAAGGGATCGGTGACCATTACAGCCGGCGCCAACAAAGATCCGTTCCAGGCCTACTATTGCAGGTTCCCCGATGCGTCCACGCTAGCGGAAGTAACGACAACGGCAAACGGTCTTTCGGCCATCACGACCAACTCGGACCATTATCTTACCATCGGGTTCTACATCCGGTTTGATGACGCGACACCATCTTCGGACATGCAGTTTTTTACGGTCCATCGAGACGCTGCTGCATCACGGATGCACATGGGCCTGACGCTCAAAACAACCGGGGTGCTTCAAATCGACCCTTCATCCGGTACGGCAACAACTGGAGGTGTTACGCTTGCATCGAATACGTGGTATCTGATCGAGATCGAATTGAACATTTCTGACACTGGTTCATGCACGGTGTACGTTGACCAGGACCAGAACTTGAGCGACAGCAGTGGAGACTTCTTTCATTCCGGTACCGAATCCGAACTTCGATGGGTGGGAAGCGCCGTCGGTGCAAGCTCACGGGCGTTCGACGTGGGTAGCTTCTACTGTTTCGAGGACGCATCCGCTTTTCCCGCCAGATTGGGTCCTTTCTACGTTCTGAATTACGGTTACGATGAAGCGACCGTCACGCCCAACGTCACAGGCGACGACCTGGCAGCCGGGCAATGGGCCGACGCGAATGAAATACCCGGTGACGACGCCAACCAGGCTACCTACGATTCCGGCGCAAGCTCGAACGAAGGGGTGGTGGAGACGTCATTCAGTGGCGCAAGCCGTACCCCTGGCCCCAAGGGCGATTCACGTAGCGGGTTCATTGAAGGCGCGTCATGGGTGTTCCGATATTCTCGCGATACCGGGCTCGGATCGGCGGAGTTCTATTTCAAGTATGGCGCTGGCGATGGTTCGGACGGGACCGTTGAAACGTCCGACTTGTCACCCACGACGACGGTCAAGTCGCGTATAATTGCGGAAACAGGTGGCAACGTTCCGGATGAGTCGGAGTACTTCCAGTATGGCTTTCGTCAGGGCGGCACACTTGATGTCCATCTTGAAGACGCATGGTGCAATCTGCTGTGCCGGAAGCGCAGGGGATATTCCATCGGTTCGGCCTTCCCGGGCGGATGGGGTAAGGATATATTGTCTTGATTCGGGTAAATGACAGGTATAGGATTTCTTTATGTTGAAAGCTCCCAGAATTACGAACGAACACGTGGCTGCGTACCTGGCGGAGAATCCTGGCAAGGCCAAGCCACACAAGAATCGGAATCTGGAACCTCGGGAAGAGTTCCTCACTCAGTATTCCGCTGAGAAACTTCATGAGGCTTTGGCCCACAAGGGAAAACCCGTGGATTTGTCCTGGGTTATCAAACGGTTCCTGGACATGTATTTTCATGAAGACACCCAGGTAAGAGAGAGGATTCAGATTCTGGATCGTCTCATGGAGTTCATTCGTCTGGGGGCGATTCAGGATCCGGCATTGATTTCCCGGATCAACGGTGCGGCACCGGCCGGCAAGGGCGGAAAAGTTTCGGATCCGTTTACTCTTAAGGTGGCCAAATGACAATTTCTCAGACCGACTTGGACTCCGGAACGATTCATCACGACAGCGATGTCACGGATACTCCTGTCAAGGATATTTCCCACGGTCCGTGTACGCTCTATTCGATGGACGTGACCCATGCGGGGGTTATGGGCCTTGAGTCAGTAAAGATATATCTCTATGACAACGATGATCCGACGGTGGGCACAACCGAACCCATCGAGATATGGACGTTCCCGGATTCTTCGGATCTTACAACCGATTTCGGTTCGGAAGGTGTCCGGTTCGACGAGACGTTATCCTATGCTGCCGTGGACGGAGACAATGATGATGAAAGTACTCCCGGCGCTACGGTTACCCTGACGTTCCATTTTGTAAGGGACTGACATGCCAATCTCTTCTACTCAGGTTCTCCATACGAATCTCTACGGGGACATTATTTCCAACGCTACTCCGGAGAATGATGTGGCCGGAGGAGGGACAACTGTTTTTGCTCTTCAAGTGGACAATCGTCAGAACACTTCGGTTGTGTATACCAAGATCTACGATGCTCTTTCGGCTTCGGTGGGTTCGGACAACCCTGGGTTCGTATTCAAGATTCCTGCTGGTAAGAGGCGGTTTATTCCATTTGGTTCGGACGAATCCGGGGTAGCGCTTTCTACGGGTTTGTCCCTGGCAACAGTAACAACTCCCGGAACGGCGGGGACGACTTCCCCGACCAACCCGGTCAAGGTGAAAATAGCGACGAATTGATGCCGAAATACAGTACCGAACGGGTTCTTCAGAGTTTCTCGAAAGCTTTCGGGATACCCCGGTCCGCTATTAGTAGAGATTTCGAGAAAAACGTCGAGCGGACTCTCCAGGGTGATTTGATTCAATCTTCGGTATCGGAAATTCTATTAGGGAAAAACAAGAAGGTTCCAGGACCGTGCAATGCTTCGCATCCTTCCTGGAGATCTCTTTTGGAGAAGCAGATGGTGATGTTCGATTGTTTGGAGACAATGGCCCGTGGTCCGGCCCGAAAGAAATAATCACTCGGGAGGCTTCGTAAATGCTTTGGCATCCTTTCCAGAGCGTATCCGCTGTTCTGGTTCGGAATCTTCCGGGTTCTAGGGTTGGTGAGGTTGTCAAAGCCTGCAAGTTGTCGGGTTTTGGTTTGATCCGGGTATCTCGAATTCGAACGGGCGCGCAAGTTGTCGGAGAAAGAAGTGGACCGACAAGAACCGGTTCGAAAGAAAGTAAGGCCATGTCCGAATCAGTAGCCCGGGAATATGCCGTTGTTGTTCCAAAATGGGTTGTTGGTGTTGTTTCGGCGTTCAGCGTTCTTCTAGCCGGAACGTTTTTCACCTGGTCTTTTAGTTGGGCTTCGAACATTTCCGGTTCCATGCAGGAAGTTAAAACGAATCAGGCGGTTATAAAACACAGGTTGGAATCGAATCTTCCATTTCAAAAGAGATTCGAGGAGCATTTGGGTGATACTGGGCTGCATCAGTTCCTCCGGGGGAGAGTCTTAGGTTTGGAGGATCGGGTTCAGCGGTTGGAACGGAAAACAGATACAGGAGATTAAGTATGCCAGAACCAGTTTCTGAAACAGTGGACAATGCGGTGGAAGCGGTAAACGTGGGCAACGTCAAGACGGTGGCTGAAGCAGCGGCCGTTTCCCTGGCCCAGACTTTCCAGGATCAGGCGGCTCACCGGGCTCGTCTCAACGTGTTGGCTGAGCAGTTGCTTTCAGTTGCCGCCAAGGGTTTGCATGAGGTCGATCCAACTGAGGCGATCAGTACCCTCAAAACGCTTACCGGTAACGATCCTGCGCAGAGCATGAACGCGATCCTCGCGGCCCTGGCGGCCAATCAACAGAATGTGAAGGCTGCCCAAACGACGCCTCCTACCAGTTAAGGGGGTTAAGCGATGAGTAAAGAAGAAGCAGCAGAGGCTTTATTGACGAGTTTCGAGGATTTCCTCCTGGATCTTTCCAACAGGGATCCCGATGATTTTCCTCCCGGTGACGTTCACCGTCGGATTCTCCGGATTGCCCTGTCGCGTCATGGCATAGAGACGGAAACTCTTTTGGCCATCTGTTCGAAGTGAACTTTCTTTTCCGCACCCCACCTATCCCGGGGTTTTGCCGTAAGGGCCCCGGGACGGTGGGTCGGGCGTACCGGTTTTGTCAAAGGTTGAAGAACAATTCAAACGGGAATTCAATTCGAATTCTCTTCGCCAGCATCAGAAAAGAGCCGGACTTCCGCCTCGATACCACAAGATGGGCGAGTCGGAGATGTACGAAGCTCGGATGGACGTTCTAACTCGCTGGTACGATCCGTCCAGGCCCAACATTCTTGTTGCCCCCGACCGCCTGGAGAGTTTTCTCCAGGCTCTTTTCTTGTGGGTGGAGTATTACTACAAACCTGCCGAATGTAACGCGGGCATATACTATTTCGATGACTTCGAGGGTAAATACGATTACGTCCGTACCGTTTTCGGCCCTTCGCTGGTCGAAGGTCAGCCGTCCAAAACGATCCTGACCGCTTCCCGCAGAGCGGGAAAAACGCAGACGATGATTGTGGAGATCATGCCTTTTCTGGCGGTGTGCCGTCCTCATTCCTGCATTCTTCTTTCGGAGATCAACGATTCCCGGACTGTCGAGGAGCTTGCCAAGGTCAAGAGTCAGATAGAGCAGAACGATAGAATACACCGGGATTTCGGGGATCGGGGTGTTTTGTGGCCCCGGAATTCTTCCTCGTTGAAGTGGACCGATCACCACATGCAATTCCAGCATCATTTCGGTGCTGAGATCATGGCTCATTCCATGGGTTCGGCTATGCGTGGCCGGGGTCCGATCTATGGTGTGGTGGATGATCCGGAGGATGAATCCTGTACATTCAATCGGGAGTGGCGTTCGAGGTTCATCAACACGTTGTTGAACAAATACTGTGGAGCGTTTCACTGGGGCGCCAAGATTCTCTGGATCGGAACGCCCATCCACAAACAGTCGGCCCTGCAACAGGCCATGCGGGATGTTTCCGACGCTGCGGACGGTTCCACCGAACAACTATCCGCTGTGGATCCCCGTTTTTCCGATTGGAAGAAGATAAAGATGTCCTTGATGGAGAAGAAGAACGGTCAGTGGTATTCCCGTCAACCGGAAAGGCTGTCCGTGGATTCGTTTCTCCATATTCTGGAAATCAATCCTCTTTACGCCAAGGCGGAGATTCTCTGTGAACCTGTCAATCCTGGTGAACGGGCTTTCAACCTTCACGCCTTCGACAATTTCTACATGAGATGTCGGTCCAGGGATGGCGAGTATTTCCTCGACTTGAATACCGGAGCCAAAAAACCCTGGGACGAGTTTCTATCCACCCTCCGGATTTTCGCTGCTGGGGACATAGCCGATGGTGGCATTGATTCCGACCTGGCTGCTTGTGTGGTCATTGGCGTGGACCCGGATGGGATCATTTACGTATTGGACTGTTTTGCCCGTCAGTGCCGGTTCGAGGATATAGCCCTTCAAGGATGCCTTTTGGCGTATCAGTGGAACGCCGAGAGGATCGTATGGGAAAAGTCGGCGTTGCAAACCGTTTTGAATCGTCTTATCAAACGGATTGCCCAGGATCTCCGAAAGGAGGGCAAGGAGGTTCCTCCTGTTTGGGAGATCAGCAACGAAAACCGGAAAAAGGTTCATCGTATTCTTACCTTGTCGCCTACGATCCACAAACGGGAGATGAGGTTCTTGAAGCTTCATGAAGTGCAGGATGCGGATGGGGTAACCCATATTCCTGTTGATAATCCTCACGAGGTTGCGTACAACGAGTTGTTGTCCGAGATTCAGGAATACAGCAACTCTGGAATCAACGGACCAGATGACCCGATCGATGCTCTGGAAATGGCTTTCCGGACCGCTGGTCTGGTCCGTGGGGAGGTCAAGGAAGATTGGAAGGATCCCAACGAAGAGGTTCTTTCCAAGTGGAAGTCCCTGGGGGTTTCCTTGACGCCTCACAACGTTCCCCGGGACGCCTGGACGGATAAGATGAAACAGGAATTGGAAAATGAAGAAAGGGCTTTCTCCCGTTTCCAGATACGGAAAAGGACGCGGGCGGGAGTTCTCCCCTGGAGATAAAGTATGATCATCGACGCAAGTGTTATCGTTCTGGCTTCCCTTTTGATTCTTTCGGTTATCTGCTGGAAGCTTCTAACGATTCTTCTTCGAACATCCGGGGATGCCATCCGGGCTTCCCGTGACGAGCGCCAGTTGTTCTTCCATGAAATCGAAAGGCTTTCCGAAAAGCTCGTAATTCCAAGCAACCACCAGTCGGACTTAGCGGTGGTTCATGCCCAGGAGCGATCCAACGAGGTCAATTCCGCTGCTTCGGTGGAAAAGCAGGTTGTGGACAACGAAAAGCCTCCATCCAGGAAATCCGCCAAGAAGAATCCGATCTTCACGACTTCCGACAGGGCTATTAACCAGTGACGACAATTGCCCCGTCCATCCCGGTTTCCGGAAGGGACATTACCGGTCCTCCCCGTGACCAGAGACGTTCCGCCAAGGAACTCGGTCAGTACCTTTGGAGTCAATACCAGGCCGGATTGTCCCGCCGGCGTCCCCATGCGGTTTCCTGGCTCCAGGTTCAGTCCTTCCTCAAGGGCGTTCACTACTTCGAGATCGATGATTCGGGCAATTGGTTTCCCATCGAGCGTCAGCCCGGAGAAGTCCGTTCAATTGTTCCGGTTATCAAGCCTCGATATCGCCATGCCATGGGAATTCTCAATTCCAACGAATTGGGTATCAGTACGGTTCCGGTGGCCGGTTCAACCAACCCGATTTATACGGCTGACAGGGCTCGTTCGATTCTTTCTCACTGGATCGATGAAATCGGGTTCAACTCGGTCCAGGACCGCTGGAACCAGATGCTTTTGACCGAAGGCATGACCGGCCTTCACAGATACGTGGATGCTTTCCGCCGTCAGGTATTCGTCCGGGCGCTGCCTCAATCGGAACTCTTTCCGATACCCTTCGATGCGAAATCCTGGGACGAACTTCACGGTTTGATTCATGCAACCATGGTTACCAAGCAATGGCTTCAGATGCAGGACCGTCTGGCTCTTCGTTTCTGGGAACGAAACGGCCGTCAGGGGGACCGTCCGGAGCCCATGGCTGATAGGGCTTCCTCCCAATCTCTCCACATGCAGCTTGATCTACCACAGATTGGTGCCTCGACGGGTTCCCAGGGTCGATGGGACGGGGCTTTGGCTCTTACATGCTGGATTAGGTCCAACGAGGAAGTTCCTTCCGGCGAATACTTCTTCATGATAGAGGACTTTATAGTCCGCCATGCGATGGGCGAGAACGTCCGAACCATCATGCCGGACGGACAGATTCCGGTGGAACCGATCTATTTCGATAAGCAGCCCCATAGTTTTTGGGGAACGGGTCTGGCTGAACTCCTCTTGCCGTCTCAATTCAGTATGGACCGCCAGATGACGACTCTCGAAAAGAACGTTCGCCTCAACCGCCCAATGACTTTCTATGATACGGGCGTTGTGGATTTATCCGAAACCCAGCCTGGGGAAGAACCCTCCATGATCGGGTTCAAGGGCAATATGCTGGAAATGCAGAAGCGAACTCCGGTATTTCATTTTCCGGGTGGTCCGGTCAATCGGGAAGTCGGTTCTTTGATTTCCCTCCAGTCCGAGTTGGCCGACAATTCGGCCGGCATGCGTTCGCCCATTCTTTTTGGCATCCAATCCGGCCGGACCGACTCCGCTGCCGCGACTACCGACTTGGGCCAAAAGGCCATCGCTTCTTTCCAACCGGTTATGAAGAGGACGTTCGAGGCTCTCGACAAAACATACCCGGCTGTTTTGGACATGATTAAGATGGCCTGGCCTGACCAGAAGAAGGTTCGGGTCTCCGGTCGATCTTCCCTGGGTAAGGAAATCCTGATCTCCCGGAATGACATCCCTGCTTCGGATGCGGTTATCATTCATCCTTCCCCCATCCTTGCCGGGGGGATCCAAACGATGATCAATATCCTCTTCCAGTTGAAGGGTTTGCCGGGTGACGACGGTGTGGTGGGTTCGTTCGTCAAGCGGGGGGAATTCATGCGGTCCCTTCGGGAAGCTAACATGCTTCCTCCGGCAATCGACACGTCTTCCAGGGCGGAAGCCAGAATACAAACCCGGATTGATCTTTTAATCAACGATGGAGTCAACCCGGCCACGGATCCGGCCGATTTGGAGAACCCGACCGAAACCCAGATCATGGAGGACCACCGGATGGCCATCAACATGCTCCAGGATGTTATTCTTGATGAATCTTTCAGGGTCTATGGTCCCAAGGTTCGCCGGGCGTTGCTTCAGGAAATCGACTATCATCTCAAGCAGACGCATGGAGCGACGGAGCATCCGGATAACGTGGATGATGATCTGGATAAAATAGATTCGATGTTCACCGAGGAATTTCTCGCGGCGGCAGAGGCCGACCTCGAAACCCTCGAAGGCGATTTTCTTTCCGAATTAGGAACCTGACATGTACCGAAAATTCCGTATTTTACGAGATCCGGAGGATCAATCCCAGACAGGAGGCGGAACTCCTCCGGCAGAAACGTCCCAGCAGCCTCAACAGCCTCAACAGCCTCAACAGCCGGAGGAAGGGCAACGGAGACCGAAGGTAGATCTGAACCAGCGGTTCAACTTGGAACGAAATGGTGAACAGGTTTATCCGACCCTCGCCGAGTTGGCCGACTCTTTCCGCAATTCGCCTCCCAAGGAGGAACTCGAGCAATTCCGTTTGTACCAGAAGGCGATGAAAGGGGACAACGAAGCAGCCCAGCAGTACTTGAATTCTCTTGGTGTAACTCCTGAACAGGCACAGACGCCACAACAGGTGCAGCCGGGTGATTCTGATGAAATCAAGGCTCTCAAGGATCAGATCAACCAACTCCAGCAGGTTGTTTCACAGCAACAGCCTGTATTCGAGCAGCAGACGGCTCAGATGGAGCTTCAGGCTCTTTCCCAGCATCCGAAGTTTAAGGAGAGCAAGTTCATTCAGAAACATGTCCAGGGTCTCCAATTGGCTCACCAGAATCTGAAGAAGATTCAGCAACTGGCTTCAAGCAAGGGTATTGACTTGAACAAGAATCCGGATCTTCTCCAACAGGCCGTGGAGCGTTCGTTCAAGGAAGCCGACAGTCACATCGAGCAGTTTTTGAACATCTTCGGTTCGGGTAAGTCGGAAGCTCCGGTTCAGATGCCTTCCGTGTCCAATGATCAGAACAATCAGAGTCCCCAAATGCAGAATCCGTTCGGGTCGGGCAACTGGATTCCGCCCCGTCAGATGGTGGATCTGCAACCCCAGCAACCTCAACAGGTACAGAATCAGCAGATCAGTCCCCAGCCGGTGGTTGCTCCTATCGGGGGTGGAACCACAGGACAGCCCCAGATGGATCCCCGGACCCAGCGGTTTGATTCCGGTCAGTTGAGGCAGATGATCGGCGCTCGAAAATCCCAGATTTCAGGAAGGGGGAACTAGATGTCGGCAAATATCGAAGAGGCTCTTTACAGCCCGGTCATTGATTCCCTTCCGGCGAATCTCAAGAACTTTGAACCGGAGGATTTTCATCCCTGTTCGGGTTCGGTCCTGGTGGTGATTCCCCCGCCGGAGGATCGAGTAGGAAGTATCCACCTTCCCGAAATTGCTCAGACGCCCTCCCAGGCGGCGAAGGTTGCAGCGGTTCCGGAGGACGATAAATGTCCGGTTCGGCCCGGGGATTGGGTGTTTTTCCGCCATTCAGCCGCTGTAACCCTGGAGTTGGGCGGCCGGAAGGATCTTGGATTGCTGAACTATAGCGACGGACCTTCTTCGGAGATTATCGGCTTTATCCGGGGGTCCGATCTTTGAACTTGAACTTGTCATATTTTTTCCGTAGTATTTCAGTAGCGTCTTGTAACGGCTGAAACTTTTCCCACCAGTCTTGTCACTTTTGTTTGGCCTTGTAGCCCACCGAAGAGGAACGTTTATCAGGAGCTACAATTATGGCCAATGCTTGGGATCAATTCGAGATCCTTCTTCAGGAGTTCATGGCGCCTTCCGCCGTGAATTTGGAATTCGAGGATGATGATCCGGGCTGGTCTTTGATGGGCCTGGCCGAACCGGTAACCAATGCCGGAAGACGCCGGGATGAGGGTACTTCCACGCTGAATCCGGAAGGTTTGGAAGCCCGATACACTGTCAAGGTTCAGTCCGGGGGTCGGGTAGCCGGGGGAACCTTCGCGGGCAACAACGTGGTCCAGATGGGCAAGGACGACCATCTTTACATGGGCCAGTCGGCTTCCGCGAAGTATCTTGATCCGGTAAAAACACCGGCTTCTTCCCATGTGGACGTTGTTATGGAACTCATGCGGATGCGGGGTTCCGTGACTATCAATCACCAGCAGATCGAAGCCGATCTTGCTGCCCGGACCGTGGATGATGTTGGATTGGAGGTATTGGAGGACTCCACTCGGAGGCTTCGAAGTTACATCCTCAACCAGTGGTACGGGGATGGAACCGCTTCGGTTGCCACGGTCAATGGAGCAGCTACGGTTTCGGAAACCACGCCTGACGAGATTACGCTTGACCAGTCGGGTACGTTTGCCCGGTTCATGATGGGTGATCTTGTCGTGGCTGGTTCCAATGCCGATCCTTTCGTGCAAAGAACCGGGGCTATTTCCGGATTGATGCGCGTCGTGGACGTTGATACATACAACCGGAAGATCAAGCTCGAATCGGAGCCGGGAGAGGGGAATATTTCCCTTTCGGATGGGGACCATCTGATTCTGGCGGATACCTACGATTTCTCCGGGGCATCCCATAGTACCAATGCCTTGACCGCTGAAGGTTTCGAGTCCCTTATCGATAACACGGGCGTATTTCCGGGAACCACTTCCACGAGATTCGGTTCGGGTTTGAACAGGGACGATCATTCATACCTCAAGGGTGTGGTGGTTGACCATCGTTCTTCGGGTTCTCCGACTAAGGAACCCACGATGTCGGTGATTGCGGAGATCCTGGACAACATACTCAATGGCGGAATCATGCCTCCTACGGCTTTGATTGCGGAGCGTTCCATTTGGACGCTCCATTCTATCCTGGAACGTGAGTCCCATTCGATGGTGACCGTTCCCATGGGTCAGATTTTCGCCGGTGCCGGGGGTGTCGCGGGTCCGGTTCTCCAGCATATGGAGCACAGGTTCCAGAGGTTTTCCTCGGTCCGCATGCGTCCCAACTCGGTTTTCGGTTATGCCCCGGATACATGGGCCAAGTTCATCCCCCTCGGAGACCGGACTGTCCGTTGGGTTCTAGGAAACGGACCCTTGGCGGGTGCCGGTTCTATCTTTGGTGCTGTCTATTCTGGAACGCAGTTGACGGAACTGGCTGATGCCCCGTTCAACAGCTACGTCCAGTTTGGCTGCAAGGATCCTCGACGCAATTTCCGTGTATTGGGAATCAAGGCCCAGCGGGACATTTAAAGGAGGCTTAAAATGGCCGGTGGTGATGCCAATGACCTACGGGCTCCATGGCCCAAGGGTGAGCAGGGATGGTTGCTCCTCCAACTTGGTCCTTTTGATATTCAAAACAATGATTCCGCTGAATCCCGTTTTGAAATGACGGTACCTTTCGGGTTCAAACCCAAGAAGGCGTACCATACGTCCCGGATAGTGACTTCTACCCCCGTTGTAACTATCCAGGACGATTCGGGTACTCCCAAGAAGATTGTCGATTCTGCGGCTCTTGCCGCTGTCGCGGATGAGGCAACAACCGAGGAGGAACTTACCGTTGGTAGTGTGGAAATTAACGCCGGTGCGAAAATTTCGGTTCTTTCCACGGCCGGCGCTTCCGAGGACACGACCCAATCCATGATCAACCTGTGGGTCGAACCTGTGAACTGAGCGAGGAGGTAACATGTCCTTTGTAGACTCGAAACTCAAACTCGTTCGGGCCAGCAGGTTCTACCCGGTGGGTGTGGACTGGTCATCTTTGAAACTCGTCGAGGCCGCGCCCAACACGATCGAGTCGGCCATTGCGTCGGCGGGTCAGACGGCCCTGGAAGAGTTTTCCACTGCCGGTCTTATGGGATTGAAAATGACAACGGCCACGGACCTGGCCGCTGCTTTGTTCGAACTTCCGGACGATTACGCTATCGAACATAAAGGGTACCTCTCGGTCATCTGGACGTCCAAAGCGGCAGCCGTGGGTGCCCGGGACATTACCTGGGAAGTCCAGATCGGTGGTATAACACCGGGGGTCAACGTTGCCGGCACGGCGAGCGTTACTCTGTCACTCGGTGCCCAGGCTCCCACGGGAACTTCAACAACGATTGAAGAGACCGTCCAGAAGGAAATACCGGCCAATACGTTCGTTGCTGCCGATCGTTTAATCAACTGGACTGTCCAGTTGAAAGCTTTCGATGCTACCTTTACCGAGGACAAGTTCCTTCTGGGTTTGTTTCTGGAGTACACGCGCAGGGCGACAAGGCATCCGCTCCAGCAGGAGGCCAACGCTTTCGACAGGGAGCTTCAGTTTTAATGCTGTCTTCGAATCCCAAGGTTCCGTTTTTGAAAGAGAATCTTTCCTGGAATCGGATGGGGCCTCATGTGCCCCTCTGGTTCCGGGAAAGGCTCAAGAGGATCGATCCGGACATTGTGATTCAATTTATTCCTCCAAGATCGTCGAAGAATCCCCGAGGGTGCAATCCCCAGTCCCATCCGGAAGGGGTGTGGGACGTATGCAAGCGTATCGGGGGTTCATCCTGGCTTCATCCCCGGGCAGTTTTTTCCCTGGTTGATATGTATGGCCGATTCGCTGTTCCTACCGAACGTACCGTTTCTTTGATTCGTCAATGTTGGTATGCCCACAGGAACAATTGTTTGGATCGTATCGAACGGATCATGGAGGATTCCCTCCGGCAATTTAACTCTGCCCGGGTAGTGAATTCCAGGGAACACATGAGGCAAGCTCTCTCCAGGTTTGCTTCCCTGGCTTTCGGGCGCCAGTGGCAAAACAGAGTCAGTCTCAACAGGGATCTTCCTAAGGTGGAATCGAAATGAGCGATCTTTTTCCGCGGGGTTCGGGTTTGTCGGTGCTTGCAGCGGGATTTTTCTACTTCGGCCTCCCGTGTGCTCTTATCGCCTTTTTGGTTCGGGGGTGTCTGTGATTGATGAAACCTTTCCTTCAGCGCTATTACGAAGGCATTCGTAAACATATCGGTGATCCCGTGCATGCGGGCAGGATCACCGAAGAGTCGATGTATGAAGAACTGACTTCCATCGATGCGGATATCTTCGAAAAGATGCTGATGATGACGGGTCAGCATTCCCGTGTGGGTTGGGCGGAAACTCTGGTAACCGTCAAAGATGGCGTGAAGTTCTATCCGCTGCCTTTGGGCTTTCGCCGTTTCATTTCATTCAAAAGGTTCGATGACGAGGGCCGGGAGATTCAATCCCTGGAATCTCAACCGGAGTATTCTTCTCAATACGGCGTGGAGATTCTCTCTTCCGAAAGAGGGTTCAAACTCGACCCGGCTCCTACTCTCGAATCGGACCAGGAATGGACTTTGGAGTATCTTCGGGGTCCGGGACTGACGCATTACGCGACGGCTTCGGGTTACGGGGAGTATTCCATTGTTTCCGGTGTTCCTCCAGAATCACCTTTCGGCGGGGAGTTGGTTCTGGTTCCCGATTATTATGCGGGGATGGTTCTTAGGGTCTATTCCGCTGATTCAGGTGCTCCTCAGGTTCGTGTCATTTCCGGTTCCGCCGTGAATAGCGGACAGGTGACTTTTGTTCTCCGGGATCGGTTGAATCCCCTTTCGGGTGTTGTTTCCTACGAAATTCTTCCCTGTCTGCCCGATCCTTTGTTTAAGGTTCACATATTCGATGGGGCAATTCAGTTTCTAGGTGACCGGCAGAGAACCCAGAAGATGGAGGATCTTATCAGACTCAGGAGCAAAGCCTGGGATACGGCTAGGGGTCATGTCATGTCGAATGCCATGGACCGGCCTTCAACCCGGCCTCGCAAGATTCGCCCATTGGACCGGATGCCGACGGGGGAAACTATCGTTAACAGATACTAGGAACACACTATGCCCCGGGTACGAACGGAGGACCTGTCAGACGCTGTTCGGGATACCTATGATCAGTCCCGGATTCCCGTTCTGGACGTGGATTCTCCCCAGTGGCAGCTTCAGGAGGGACAAGCCTCTGTTGTTGTCGGGCTGGATGTCGTTCGTCGTAACAGATTCAGACCTGAACGAGGTCGCCGCGGGGTCGGTTTGTCCCTTCCCGAAGGAGAAGGTCCGGCTACTACGGCTTTTCCGGTAAACAGCGACACTCTTGTTTCCCAGCGCATTCGGGGAACTTTCGCGTCCCTGGGCGCGGACAACATGATGCACAATCAGCCCCTAGCCGACGAGGGCAGTTACACGACTGCATCCGGGGCGTTGACCAAATCCGGTGCGTTCCCGTTTTACAATATTGGAATCAACGAAACGGTTCTTGTTCGCAGCCGGGGAAATGACGAAGGGCTTCTAAGCGGTCTGTTCCCGGTTATTTCCAGGACCAACGATAATACGATTGTCATTCCGGCGAATCTGACGTCCTCCGATCTTTTGGATGTGGATTTCATTCTGACGCAGGGGGAGTATTACATCCCCAAGGACAATCATCTTATCAAGTCTCCCGCACTCTATGATCGGGAAGGCCCCTGGCCGGAATCGGTTGAGGATTCTTTTCTGGAGGTCAACTCCGATCAGCGGGCAAGAACTCCCGATAGCGATTCCCCGGATTTGGACAATGACGGCATCGAACGGTTCCGGATCGAATCCCGATTTACCTGGGGTCAGAAAAACGACTCCATAGAAGTTTCTTCGGACGTGAATCTGGAGATCTTCCGATCGGGAAAGTTCAATATCCTTCATCTGATTCCGGCTCGTCAGCGGGGTATTATTGTAGGAAACGGCCGGAAGTTCTGGCTGTTTGGAGAGGGAACCCGAAAACTGGTCCTCGATCTTGGTTCCGATACGTTCCTGGGAACTTCTTGGGAAGCGGCTCGGATCAGCACCGATAAGTACATGCTCGTCTCTTCCGGGTTCGCGCCTCGGATTCTTCGAATCGACTCTTTGGAGGTTTCCCAGGAAACCGATGATTCTTCCCTGGCTGGTTTGATACCCCCGAGAAAACCCACGGAGGTTCTCGAAAACGCCCCGAACGACGAAAACGACAGGACTGTCAACCCTTCATGGGTCATGGATGCCATTGGTTCTGGAGGGAGTCTGACCGCCGGCAACATCAACGTGTTGGTTCGTTTGGTCAATTACGATGAGAATCTCTTTTCCGACATGGTTTCGGTGGTTGCCGGAACGATTACAGCCGGGAACAGGGACGTTTTGGTCACCGAAGGGGAATTCGATCAAACGGTTGGGGACAATGACAGTATTCGGGTTACCGCCAACTACAACAACTCCGATCGGGGCTCTTCAGACGGTGTCGGTTGGCATCCTCCCATTCATACCCGAGCTTCCCATCTGGAAATTTGGAGAACAATTTCCGGTGGTGGTGGGTTCCTGTTGGAGCATGTTGTGGAAATCGCGTCCAGGACGTTCAACGAAGTATCCGATTTTGAGGAGACCAATGAATACTGGGGATACCTTTTAAGACCCGATCCGGGCAAAAGTGCTTCCGGGGACAATATCCCGCTGCGGGTTTCCGATACGGACCTTCAGAGTTTCCAGGTTCTTTCCGACCAGGAACGGCGGGGTAATGGGCTTCCTCCGATATGCAAGGATGTTGTGTCCATGCAGGGCGTGACCATCCTTGCAGGCCGTGGGAAGGACTCTCCCGAACAGCCGGTTATCCATGCTCCAAATATACAGTATTTGGAAAATGCTTTCTTTCGTTCTTCGAGCAAACTTCTGTCTCTTTCCCTGGTCTCACCAGTTAACAATTGGGAGTTCGTGGATGGGGATCGGATCGTTGTCGAACATTTCGACAAAGCCACAACTACTTCCGCCCCGAGTTCTGTGGAGGGTCGGACGATACCCCCGGGAACTTACGACGTGGCTTCCGTGGATTCAGGGGACATTTTTCTTAAGGAGGATCCCGCTGGACTTGAAAGTACGGATATAACGGCTACCGGATTGTGTCGTCTGTTCGCTGAACGGCCTTATACGATCGAATATCCGAGGATCCGGTCTGATGAGGATATCTGGTATTCCAGAACCGACACTTTTGCCCCGGAATCTTTTCCTTTTCGGGTTCTTACGGTTTCCCGGATTGGGGACAAGTTCCGCCGGTTGGTCATCATGGGTCGGTACACGGCTGTAATTATGGATCAGGGGGTTCATCTGCTGCGGTTTGTCGGAGGGGATCTTGTTCAGGATACTCTTGGAGAAACCGGGTTCGGGACACCTTGGGGTGATTCGGTGGTTCGGGTTCAGAATCTTATTCTCTGGGCTTCCGTGGATGGTATCCGAGCCCTGCAAGTGACCAACGAACCAAACACGGAGGGTTCCCGGGGGCGAATCCGTCTTTTCGATGAAGGAAGATTCTCTTCCTTTTTCCAGGACGCTCTTGATAACAACGAATCGGTGGATGCTGGATTTGATTCCTCGAATTCCTGTATCCGGTTCCGGAGGAAGAAAGCGGATCATGTATATTCCGTTCTCCAGTTCAGTTTCCGTTCCAACCAATGGACCATTCTGGAAAACGATAACGGATTCAAATACGTTTCCTCCTCCTTCGTGGAATCCGATATTCGTAAAACCCCGGCCCTCTATTCCGTAGACCCGGAAACCGGAGCCTTGTTCGAAGTGAATTCTTCCGGGGAGGATACTTACAACGGTCTGGATCTTTCGGGCTCCGTGGATTCGAATGATCGGATTTCCGGTGTGTTCTCTTCCGGTCTTGTCGGAGAGATTATACGGATCCGGACTGACGGGGAGGAATACTTCCGGACGATCCTTACGGCTTCCACTTCGAAAATAACCTTTTCTTCGGTACCCGTGAATGAGTCCAGTGAGTTTACCATTGCTCCGATTCCGTTCAAAACCCGTCTTGCTTTCAATTCGGGAAGATCCCGCTCTTCTTCCAAGACACTGGAAGGTATTCGTCTTAGGGCCAGAAAAGGGGAAAGGACCGAAAATCCGGGCAGTATAACCCTCAAGGCGTACGTAGACTTCGATGTATCTGAATCCGTGGATTCGGATTCCGTACCCGTGTACAATCCGGGGGATCCGGGAAGGACCGATGATGATGCAATAAGCAGTCTCCAGGCACAGGGTTATTCCATTGCTGTCGAGTTGTCAGCGGATGACGCCAGAAGCGATTTCGACATAGAGTTGTTCGAGGTAACTCTCGAAGAAGAAACGTCCCGGGTCATAGACACCGAGAAATAACATGGAACAAAGCTTATTTCCAGATCTTTTGGGCGTGGCGGACGCCGTAATTGGTTTTTTAAATCTTCTTGGAACTCTTTTCACAGGTAGTGTGGCGGCGGCCCGGAATGCCCGGGCCGAGCAAAGGCTCGATGAGTTTACGGATCAGTTCCAGGATCAGTTTTCCGATGTCCAGACGGGCGCCCTTCAGGATCTCGAGGAAGCTATTCTAGGAGGTGACTTATTCGACGTTGGCCAGACTCAATTGGATACGTTCCTGGAAAATCGTCCTTCGGATGAGGAGATTCTTTTCTCGGAAGGTTTTACCGGGTTCGACGAATTTGGTACGGCGCTTGAGGAAGCCCAGAATCTCAGTACGGAATCCGCCCAGGCCCTTCCTGGAACGGTAGATGCCCGGCTGGACGAGATTTTCGGTGCGGCTGGAGCAGGTATTTCCCAATTGGCACAGCAGGGTCGAACGACCCAGGAGGAACTTCTATCCGGGGTGGATCTTCTGGACACCGATTTGTCGGATGTTCTCCAGGGGGATCTATCGAGGATTGTACAGACGTCTCAACGAAACATCGGGCGCCGACAGCGATTGGCTTCTGCGAACGTTTTGGAGCAGGCCGGATCCCTGGAGAATGCTGAGCGGCAACTGGAGGACATTGCGATACAGGGTACGGAGTCCCAACGAAACGCGGCGTTGCAGGCACAGGCCCGGAATCGGGCGAGGACGCAGGCGGCCCAGCAATTCAATGCTCAACTCCAATCCCAGGCGGCCAATCTGGCGGCCCAGATCGGGGCCAATCTTTCGGCTGCTCAGATTGGAGCAACCAAGGACTTTGCCACAACTCAGGCAGCCGAGTTCAGTGACGCGGAGCAACTTGCCAGTCAGATTCTTTCCCAGGACTTTGCAACCGCTTCCGACGCTCTTCTGGGTGAATTGGAACTTCAGATCGATGCCTTCGGAGAGGATCGGGACACTGCCCTTAAGCTTCTGGATGCCCAAGTTCTATTGGAAGGTTTGGCGGAGCAGGACCAGATTGATGAAACCCGGGCGATTGCCGGGTTGGTTGAAACCGAATTGGGGTTGTTGGATCGTCTCCTTGGATTCGGTGGTGTCTTGACAGGTGCAGGCGCTTTGGAAGAACTGTTCCTGGACGAACGGGATCTGGGGAACCGGTTGTTCGGTCCTTTCGAACAGCGGATTAAGAGTGAAACTGACACAGGTTTTCTCGGATTTTAGGAGGTGGTTACCGTGGGCTTTTTCTCTTTTTTGTTGTTTGTTCCAATCGGTTTGATTCTTCTTTCCGGACTTCGGATTTTCCCAGCTTTGGGATTGGGCGGTCTGGCTGGTTTAGGCCCTACTGTTGGGAGCACATTGGGCGCATTGGGCACCGGAGCCGCCGGCGTGGGTCTGGGTCTTGCGGGGCTTCCCATTGCGCCGGGTCTGGGTCCGGCCGGTCAAATCGGTGCTTTGTCGGGTTTTGGTCTTGGTGCTGCCAATGATATTTCCGCGGGCAGGCGCAAGACCTGGGGCGGGCTGCTGGCCGCTGCTGCCCTGGCCCATCCCGGAATTTTGCGAATCGGGGGCGAAAGGAACGCGGGAGTACCGAAGAACCCACAGGTGACCACTACTTCCGACGAAAATCCCCTGTCCGGTTTTTTTGACAAGGAAGAGGATCTATCAAAGGCTATTCGCGCTCTGGGACTTGGCCTTCGTTGAATACCGACTTTTGAGATTGGGAGGTTAGTATGCCGACAATTATTCAAGGACCAAGGGTTCCATCCGTTGTTGTTCCTCCGGCGCCGCCTCCTGCCCGTTCGGATGGAGGCATAGGTGAGTTCCTGGCTCTTCTTCAGATTCTGAACAATCAGAATCTCTCTGAGCGCCGTTTGGACCTGGAAGAATCCACATCCAATTTTCGGTTGAAACTCGAACAGCAAGCCGCTGAGGACATTGCAGCGCATCGGGCGAACATGGCGGAGTTGGAACGGCGTCAGCTTGAAATTGCCGAGAGAACATCCGGCATACAGGAAGGCAATGCGCTGATTGAACGTGGCCGGTTCCTGACCGAATCCAGCAGGGGGAATCTGGAAAATGTTCTCCGGCAAAGTTTAAACCAGGCGGAAAACGAGGTCGAGATTCAGTTGGAACAGGGGGAAGGTCTGGTTTCCTCCTTCATTCCCAAAATTCGAAACGTAACCCGAAAACCTTCCACCGATCTGGATTCGTTTCTCCGGGAGGACTTCCCGGGAATGATTCAAAGCGTGTTGGACGAATCGGAAAATCCGATTCAGTTGCAATCGGCTCTGGATGAGATTACCCGGAGTTTCAGCAATCTTTCGGCTGAGCGATTTGATGAAAACCCGGAGTTATTTGAAAGGCTTGGAACCGATCTTTCAGAGCTTCGACAAGATGTTTTCCGAAGATCGAATCGGTTCCAGGATACGATACTCCAGGAAGTTCGAACGGAAGCCAACAACCGGGTCTTGTCTCTTACCAATGATTTCGCGGTCAATCTCTCCCAGGCTGCCGATACCGGGAATCCTCGTTTTCTGACCGGAGCGATTTCCGAATTTCGGGACAGATCCTTGAACGTGGAACCTGTTGATGTGAGGGAAAGAATTCGATCGATTCAGGAGAATCAGGGGGAAGGTGGGTTAAGCTTTTCCCCGGTTTTCGAGGACGTTCCGGACAATCCTTTCTTGCAGGAAGCTCTTCAGGTCCAGGAAGAACGGGACCGACAGAACAAGAAAGCGGGAAAAGAGATTGTGCAACAATTGGAAGCGGGGGATCTTTTGGGTGCGGGAGCCAATCTTCTGGGTCTTCTCGGACGAAAAACGGCTAATCTTGGTGCCGCTTCGTCGAGAGGGATAGGTCAGTTTATTCTGCAAGGGGGAACTCTTGCTCCCCGGACTCAGGATCCGTTGCATATACCAACCTTACCGGATGCTCCGTCTCCCCTTCCCCAGGGGGAGCCTTCGACGTTCCGGGCCCCTCCCGGGCTGAATTTCTTCCGGGCTATACAGGAAGCCCAGAACAACGAGGATCTTCTGATTCCCCAGGGGGAGCCTCCAGCGTTCCTGGCCCCTCCCGGGCTGAATTTCTTCCGGGCTATACAGGAAGCCCAGAACAACGAGGATCTTCTGATTCCCCAGGGGGAGTCTTCGACGGTCCGGGTCCCTCCCGGGCTGAATCTCTTTCGGGCTATACGGGAAGTCCAGAACGAAGAGGATCTTCTGAATCGTCTTTTTCAGGAATAACAAATGCCCCTTCTTCTTAGAATCTTGCCCTTCATTCTCGGTATCGGTGGAGAGATTGCCGCTCCTCGTATTTTGAAGGCGTTGTCGAATCGTCTGGCGAAATCGGCTCCTTCTTCCGGGGCGGGTAAACGGGCGGCTGAACTGGCTTCTCGGTCCCTTGGTTCTCCGGGGGCGGACCTGGCCAGTCGGATTGCCGGCGGGGGCGCGGGTTTTCTGGCGGGGGATCTTCTTCTTCGTCCTCCCGATGATCCCGCGGCAAGTTCCGCCAATTCGGATCAATTGGCTGCTCTTACATCTTTGCGGAATCTTCCGAATCGGACAACAAGTCTCGGAAATCAATTGGCGTTTCGGGACCAGCTTCAGGCTGAAGTCGAGGCCGGGAACCTGGCGCCTCTTTTGGAAGAACTCGGAATTTCCGGAGGTATCTAATGGCTGAAAGAACTTCAGCTCTACTCGAACAAATTCTTCCGGTTATCGAAGGTCTGATTCAAAGTCCGGGTTTCGAAGAATTTTTAAACGAGGATGTTGCCGAACTCGCCAAGAGTCTGCGGGACAAATTGTTGACCAACGAAGAGAAGAACCTTTCTTTCGAGCGTCAGCTTACCTTGCTCCGGGAGAAGGCGAATCGAGAAGAAGACGCCAAGGTTCTTTCGGGTGAGGTTCAGGAGAATCTCGTCAAGGTCCGGGAACAGCGGGACATTAATCTGGAACGAACGAGGACGGAGGAACTCCAACAACGGGCTCGTGTTCGAACCGATGAAACCCTCCGGCTGGAGCGGGAGAGGCAAAGGATAGAACAGGAGGCAAAAGAAACTCAGAGAACTCAGCGTCTGGAAACCCTGGAAGATGAGATCAAGGATCTCAGGAGTCGGGTCGAGAAAGGAACTATTTCCGAGGATGTTCTCGGTTCGAGGCTTCAGTCCATTGAAAGTGAGAATCCCCAGAAGGCTGCGGTCCTGGACGAAATCCGATCCGACCAGGCTGCCCGGATTGAAACGACTCGGCAGACGATCCAGAACCAGATTCGGGAACGTTTTAACATTCCTTCTGACCAATCTCTTCCAGGAGAGATTACCAATGCGGTTACAAGCGAGATCAAGACTTCCTCGCCTCGCGAGCAGGATGTTCAAAAGATCTTCCGCCAAGCAGAGCCGATTGTTGCCCTGGAGCGTGAGCTTAGATCCAGGGGTTTGGATCCGGCGGACGTAGCCCGGGGCAGGATTCGGGGCAAGGGATTATTGGCCAATCTTCCGTTTGTTTCGGGCGGCGGGGAGACCGCGGCTGCTGAAGCCCTGGAATCGTTTCGCCGGAATCCATCCGGTTCAGCCGGCAAGGCTGTATCTCAAACCTTAAAGGGTCTCCGGGGCGCCCGTCTGGGGCGTCTCGGTATAGCCGGAGGCGCAGCGGCTCTTCTGGCTGCTTTGTTCTCTAGAGACAGAGAGGATCAATCCCAGGGTCAGCAATTGCCTCCTTTGCTTCAACTTCAGCTTATGCAACAACTCGGAGAATTGGAGAATAACAATCTTCTTACCCAGTCCCTGGTTCAGTCCCGCGGCGCGGCGGCTGACCGGAACCAGGCTCAGGCGGACTTGACTCGGGCAAAGCTCTTGCAGTTGATGGGGGCTTCCGGGGGTGGTCTCTAATAGGAGGACGAGGATATACACGTTATTTGAGGTCGGACAAATGGAAAAGAAAAAGGAGGAAAGTTCTAACACGAGCCGGTCACAAGTGTGAGAAATGCGGTTCCCGGACTTGTCTGGAAGTTCATCATCTGAATTACGACTCCTTTAGAAAGGAACAATTGTCGGATCTTCAGGTTTTGTGTCGTTCCTGCCACCGCAAAGCGGACCGATTACGAAAATGGAAATCCAGGGTGAACGGTTGGATGGTAAAGGTACGCGGCAGCGAGTGGAATAAATCGTTTACCTGGGAGAAAGCAGAACGGGAGTTCCTTTCCTGGCTGAAAGTACGACAGTCGAAACGTCGTAAAAGGTAAAAGGTACGGGAGTAGAAATGTTTGTACAAGGATTAATCCGAGCCGAGCCTGAACAGGTTTTTGAGGAAGGGTTCCAAAGAGCGATAACCCGGGCACACTTCGCTCTTACGGTTCTCCAGACAACGAAAGAATCGGAAGATATTTTCAATGAAAAGACCTGCAAGGCGGCTCATAAGTTCATCCAGCAGTTTCTGTATTCAGGTGTTCACGACGATGAGATAGGGGGCTGATGCCGTCGGTTCAAAGACAACTTGAAGTAGCCCTTAATGGAATTACTCAGGGGGATATGGGCCTCCTTCAAAAGGTTTTGATGTTCCCCGAGAGCATCACTCCGAACGAGTCCCGTTCGGTGGCTGAACAATTCGGACACAGGGACGGTTTTCTCAATATGGTCACGGATCTGGCCCTTGATCCTACGGTTTGGGCTTCCCTCTGGCTGTCCAGAAGGTTCCCTACTTCCCAGTATCTCCGGGGTGCCATTCCGCAGCGATTCGTGGGCGCTTCCAACGAGTTTTCGGGACTCTCTTCCGTGGCCCGTACTGTTGAAGGCTTTTTCCGTGGCACGCATATTCCAGGACTGGTGGGTCTCAAGATGAGAAGGGAGGCGGAGGTCTTAAAGATCGGCAACCGGATGTTCGATCGTATTTCCCACCGGCCCAACTGGAAGAACGAGATGGAAATTGTTTCGTCTCTTCTGGAAGGCCAGACACCTTCCGGTGCTACTCCGGGATTGAAGGGTCTGGCAACCAGTATCCGAAATGACATGGATGAGATCTGGAAACTTCTGGGGAAAACCCTGAAGGTCGAGGGTGGGTTTCAGTCGGACGGGGTTTCCCGGGTTACTTCCCGCAGCTTTACGCAAGCCGAATCCCCTCGGTACCTCCGGGATTATCTGCCTCACATTCCGCTGCTTGGTCCCGATTCAACGCTTGAAATTTCCGGCCGGGAAGCGTTGAAACGATTCGGCCGGAACAAACGAGGCCAGGCGATAGCCCTGGGAAGGCAGAACCCGGCTGAAGTCTGGCAATTGGATAACACCGACCGGCTTAGTTCGGACTTTGCCCGATGGCAGAATTTCATGGACAAGGTTGGTCCCCAGGTATTCAACCCACGCCTCTTTCGCCGGAGGCGGCAACTTACCCTGAGTTCTTCCGAAGGCCGGGAGTTATTCGTTACTGATCTGAATGTCATTCTCCAGAAGTACATTCATTCGGCTGCCCGGACCTATTCGCTGAATGCTCCGCTTACTCCCCGGGAAAGAGCCCTCCTTTCCATCCCTGATCCTAGGAACCCTGGAAGGCAGATCCAGCCCGGTCCGGAGCCGATTATTCAGCAGGTCATCAATCAGGGGTTGGACGCAACGGGCGGGCGTTTCACCCGGCGTCAGGTTCTGGGAACGAATATCTTCGAGGAACGTCTCGATCCCAGTTCCGTGAACGCACCGACCCTTGGTGCCTTGAAAAGTCTTACCCGGAATCTCAAGGGACAGGCGGAGATGGATGAAGTTCTCTTTGGAAACCTGTTCAATTCCATCCGGAGCAAGGTATCCAATTCCCTGGGCCGGGCGATGTCCAGGAAACAGCAGGTTCAACTGGAAGGGGCTATTTCTTCCGTCCAGCAGCAACAGAACAACCGGAACATCACCAATCGGATCACCAGCTTCTTCTACGCAACTACTCTTGGATTGAATCCTCTTTCCTCCCTGAAGAACCTGTTCCAGCCATTTTTGACAACCGCTCCTGCCATTGGAATCGGTCCGACCCTGGAAGGGTTCAGTGTTCTTCGAAGAAGGCTTCCGCAATATGCCCGAAACTTTTCGCATGAGTTCAATCTTCTCAAGACCAACCGGAATCTTCCTTTCCCCGGAAAGGCGAACCTTGCACTGGAGAAGGCATATGCCCGAACGTTTCCGGAATTGGCCAAGACGGGGGTTCGTTTCGATCCACGAGCTTACGAAATTGATGAAACGGCCTTGGTAACCGATGCCTTTGGAAAGTCTCGATGGAAAAGTTACGACGACTACATGAAGTTCCTTCTCCAGACTTTCACTCAAACCGAGGCGTCCAACCAGGTTGTCAGCTTTTACGGCGCGAAGTCCGCCCTTCGCCGGGCAACCCGGCAGGGTCTGGTGGACGTTCCCGAGGGAGTTCTCCTGGATGATTTCCTGGATTTCCGAGCAGCGGATACCGTCCGGGCAACTCAATTTACTCCGGGTCCGGGTTCGAGAACTCAATTGCAGTCCATGATCCCGGCTCCTTTCCGGATGTTTACAAGTTTCCCCGTCAGACTGGCCAACTTTTTCTCGGAATCTACGGTTCGCGGAGCAATGTCGGACAGGCAACTTCAGGATGCCGGGTTCCTGACTCGCTTATTGGGAGGCCGAAATTACGGAACCGTAGCTAGAACGTTCCTGGCCGGCCGGGTCATTTCCGAGGGTCTGCGGGAAACGCTTGGTGTGGATATGGGCGATGCTGTGGGTTTGACGGGGCCTTTTTCGAACATTGTACCTTCCGGCCAATTGATCCCGGTTTTGCCCATGAGTCCGCTTCCGTCCCTGGCTTTCGGTCTGGCTTCCTATGCGGCTACCCGGGATATCAAGGAACTCCAACCCGTGGAACTTCCTGTCATGGGGGAAATCCACGTACCCAAGACCCTCCTTCCCGGGGGTATCCAGATTACACGCATGTCTCGGGCGCTTCGGAGTTATCGTCCCGACATAGGCGGTTTCGTGGACGACAATGAACGCCTCATGTTTCGAGGCGATACAACGGACCTTGTTCTTTCTATGCTGGGCATTCCGCTGGAGAAAGAGCGACGCGAGAAGCAGATTTTGGAGGAACTCAGCGCCAACCGGATGCTAGCCCGGGACATACGCCGCCAGTATGCCGTTTCCGTAAGGAATTTCGACACCGTTGGCATGTCCCGTTTGGAACGCCGCTGGCAGGAGGCATTCCCCGACTTTGGACCTTTGGGGTTGTCCCGGCATGACTTGAGACGGTACAATCAGCAGAGCCGTGTAACGTCCGTGCAGAGGATGCTTCGAACTCTGGGGAAAGACGCTAGATTCCTGGAATCTGAAATCTATGAAACTGATCCGGATTTGATTGTTCCGAGGCTTCCATGAAAAGCTTTTCTTGTCGTTTTTGTTTCGGGTACGTTGAATCGGAGGATGTTCACCTCTTCCAGGTCTGTCCCTTTTGCGGAACCAATGTCAGGTTTAGGGAACACGACAGTCCGGACCAACAGCATTTTCCCTTTTCCGTGAAGGTGGAAAAGCAAGGCAAGGTACAAAAGTCGCAGCAGCTTGGCAACGAAGGTACGAAGTAGAAAGAGAGGTACATAAATGGCTGGCAACAAACGAAGTACCAAGAAGTCTGGTTCCGGAACTTTGAAAAAGGCCGGTCCCAAGCGCCCTTCTCCCAAAAAGAAGAGCCCCAAAAGGAAGAAGTAGTTCGTGAAGGTCGAGTACACACAGAAAGTTCTGACGTTCCGGCATAATCACAAGCCGTTGATTATTGAGACCCCGGCGGGTCTGGTGGTTATTCTCAAGGAAGGGGAGGACAAGAGGAAGGTTCAGGTATTCACGCCTCCGGGAGTTCGAGCTTTTATCGGTGAGGAACGGATTACTTCCGAAAGCGAATATGTATCGGAGCAGAACGGAAAATTGATCCCCAAGCATGCTATCCTGACTCCGAGCTATGATGAAGCGGGGAATTTTATCGGTTTCAAAAAACCCGAGGTTATACCCCTATAGGAGTTACGCATGGGACACGATGATTACATCGGGAATTTGGGACAGTGGCGAACAGCCCGATACCCGGCGGGAGCCGATACGGTCCTGACCAATTACGTCGAGGCCGATCTTTCCGCTACGGTCAAGGATAAGATGATCGATGTTCGTCCTGCTTCCGAAATCATCATCAAGTGTTTCGGGTTGGGGAGCAACAACGATACGTTTGATCTGAATATTTCCGGCTGGATGGACCACACCAAACCGAAGGTCGGCCCCGGGCAACTTCTGGCGGAACTGGTTGGGTTGACACTCGGCAGCAAGAACACGACTCAAAGACCGGTTCCGGATGGTGCTTGGACTTCCGCTGCCTGGCGAGAGGTAGACGGATATGGAACAGTTGACGACACGACGACCGTTGAATCTACCCTCTTTAAGGTTCTTACCCTGGATGACAAAGGGTTCCTCGTGTTCCACACTTGCGGGTATTCCAAGATCCTCTTCGAGTTCGACAACTTTTCCGGAACGACCCAGGTAGGCATTCTCTGGCGCCCAACGGCAACCAACAAACCAATTCTTGCGGGAGGTTCTTAATGTACCGCTTTTGTCATCTGAAATCCGATCCCAAAACTCGCTTCTGTGCCTGGCAATGGGACGGTTCCCAGACAGTTGATCATCCGTCCCTGGAGCCTCACCGAAACAGGAACCGGATCTACGTTCGTCTCCCCAAGGGCGCTGTGGGATATCTACACCCGGGCTATTGGTTAATCGGCACGACCCAATCCGCCCGGCCCGGGATTGGAAAACCGATCCGAATTTTGACCAATAGCAAGTTTCATGACCTGTTCGAATTGGAATCGGAAACGTCCATGGAGGATATGCTTCGCCCTTCAAAGGGTAAAAAGACTTTGAAGAAGAAAAAGAAAGTAACGTTCTAATCCGGCGAACTTTGCATATCACGAAATGGCGTCAAACTATTTTGCGTATCGTTTTTCCGGTTTTTGATACACGAAACCCATTTGTCCGCAAACAATTCGGCCTTCCGGATTAACGTCAGCCCACCGTGTCCATTGCGTTTTTCACTTCTTTCAGGAGTGGCGATTGTTCTATCACTTGTCGTAGTACGGGCATTACGGCATCCTGTGTCTTGTTGGTTAGCCAAAGGGAGGAGGACACCAGATTAGCCAGCCGTTCGATCAATTCATCATCGTTATCGTCCATGATTGAATCCAGCCACGCACTGTCACGCAGCCAGCGGGCCACCAGCCTCTCCAGTTTGGGGTTGTGGATAGCGTCGGTAAGCCCGTGCATTTGCATGACCAGGCGTGTTACTGCAATTTCGATATTTGTCGGAAGCATGGAACCTACTCCGTGTTATTCTTGGATGCACTTTTAGCCTGCTGTGCCAAACTCAACACCTCCTGCCGCACATACTCCATCGTCCGATAGGTGCCTTCCCCCCAAACATTATACGGAAGCGTATCCACATACTTTGGATTCGCATCCCCAAGATGCGAGCAATCAAAACCCAGCCACCACACGTCCCCACCCTCACCAGGGCCGACCGTGTGGCATATTTTGCCATCCTCCTGACACTTGTTCGAGTATGTAAGCTCACCATGCACGTCCACATCAATACGTGTATAATCGACCCCGTACCAGGGATGCTCCGCCGGTACGCCGACATATCCGCATAACGCACCGACAGGACCGCGCACAATCAAACAGGGAAACCCTGTTGCCTTATCCAGCCACTGCACCTTGTCAGCCTCTTTCTGCCAGGGTCCGTCAGCCCACCCGCTCTTATCCACGTACCTTTCTTCGATTGTTTCCATATCCGGTTCCTAATTACGTCCTTTGCAACTATTCGGGCATCCGATTGAAGTTGTACCGTCCGAGTGAAGTTGTATCGCTCGGCCTCTCCAGAACCATCTCGGGTACGCCTGCTACGTAGCGGAGGACGGCTATTACGTTATCATCGCTCACTGTTGGTGCTCCTGTTTTTAAGGACGAGGCGCCGCCGGTTGAGCGCACACCTGCCGAAACGGTACCGGGGACAACCAAACCGCGGGCTCTTGCCCCTAAGCAGGTTTGTGATGTCATCGGCGCCCCGCCATTATTTCTGTTTCTTCTTTTCCTGATGCACCTTGGCGAACGCTACGCCGGTAATGGCCGTAACTGCACCTCCAAGGGTTGTCAGTAGCGTTCCATCGATCACCTCGGACGTGTACAGGATTCCGAGTACGCCCATGGCGACAAGTCCCAGATAGCGTTTATTCCGCGTTATCCATTTCATAAGATTTATCCGGTGGTTCGATCGTGATGATTGTTTCTTTTTCGCTTTCGCAACAGCGATTGCATTCAACCTTATACGCCAGAGTCAGGTGGTGGGGAGCGCAGCCGCCTGAAAGGATGAAACTGACGACTGCGGCCCACCACACACGGGATTCATTGTACCTTGTCATTAGTGTCTCCGCTCGATACGTATGTCTGATTCCTCCGCCCGACGGAGCCATTCGGCAATAAGAAGGGCTTCCAATTCCCCTTCGCTTTCGGTCGGGAACCCCAATCTCTTGCCAGCAATCACCGATCGTTTCTTGGGATTTGCAGCCCGGATACCCCGGTGAATGGCCTTTTGCCACGTTCGAGGATGAACTTCCACGTAGGGAATGCTCAAGCAGCAACACACTCCCTGGAATATCCCACCCGCCTGTCCCATGCGCTGCCAGGATTGCTTTCCACTTTTGGGGTGCAACATGGGTTTTTCGATTGCAGCCAGGGTCCGTTCTTTTATCCACCCTTTAAGAATCTCCCGTATTCGATCGATATCGTATTCACTGTCAATTGCCGGCATCGGTTGGGTTCGAATTTCACCGTTTCCGATATGCCCCATTCCGCCTTTCAAACCCAGATCAATCCCGATCCAACTACTTCCGACGACGGTATTCAAGTTCCTTATCCTCCGGGATTCTTGTATCCAGGAAACTTTGCAAATCATGTCCCCAGGCATGGAGGATACAGACCAGGGTAGACAACTTGGGTTCCACCCGACCATCCTCGTACCTGTTGTAATTTCCCCAGGGCATGTTTACCTTAGCCGCCGCTTTCCGGATGGACATGCCCTCCTCCAGACGAATCTTCCTTAGTTTCTTGCCCACCATAAGGCGGAACTTTTTCACGTCGAAGCTCACGATACACGTTCTTTCCTTTCTATAGCCAGTTTTGCTTCCTTGCCATCCTCCGGGTCGCTCCCAGGTCTCATTGGCGCCACGTATGTATTGGGCCTTTGAAGTGACAGGGCTACCCGAACCGCTTTTTCATATGCGTCCCCATCCAGAAGAACAATTATTTCGTCCACGTGAATCGAATTCACGGTTCGAACCTGTTCAGGGGAAATAATCGAGCCCAGCAAGGCGATTCGTTCCTTGCACCAAATGGCATCGAATATTCCTTCGCATAAAACCAACCGTTTGAAATTCCTTTCCCGATCGAATCTGTGCAATCCCCAAAAGCTGTCCCTTTTCCGGTTGGGGAACTCCCCGTTTCGAGGATATATATACCGGGGCACTACATGGTCCCGGGTTGCTCGGCCCACCATATACATCGGTTCATCGGATCCTCCGAGGTTGTAGCATGGAAAATAGACTCTTCTGCTATCCGGTCCGTTATGCGGTTGCAATTCGATACAGAGTTCTTCCGGTATCCCACGTTGATACAGGTACTCCGGAATCTTTCCGCAAGGCCGGTAGTACCTTCTTGTTAGTTTGTTCGTCATCCCAACCCGGACCTTTTGATCCTTTTGAACCTTCCCAGATTCGTTGCACTTGTGACAGTAGTACAGCCCTTTTCTGAAATCCACTTCCAGTTTCCGTCGTCCATTGCAAAATGGACAGACGAAATACTGGCTTCCGTCCACCTTTGTTCCCAGCGGCCTTTGGCCAAGGAGGTATTGTTGCATTTTCAAAACGGCACCTTTCCGTTATTCCTCAAAACCGCTTCCCTGACATTCTCGGATCGGGACAGAAGTTCCAGGTGTGCAGGGTTGCAACATATAGTGTTGGTACAAACATGGTGCACGTCGGAATCCGATGGGACCATTCCGAACCAGGTAGCGTAAGCTACTCTATGCACCCATCTCGTTTTCCATTGTTCCGATTCCCGTACATTCTCTCTTAATCGAATCTGTCCATATTCTCCGCTCCTCGTTCCGGTCCAGACCCAACAACCGTCCCTTTCAACCAAACGGGAAACCATCCGCTGAATCGACCTGAGATCCGGACGATCGACAAGACTACTTTTCAAAACCGTTCTCCTTCCATGAAACGGCATATCGAAAAATCGGCCGTTACTTTGCAGCCTACGAATCGTGACCCATGGCGGTTCTTGGACACGTACACGTTACATGTAGTCAGGCCGCTTTTCGGATCGGTATCTTCTTGCTGAAAGCCCAAAACCTGATCCGCAATCATCATCTTCTTGAGACTCGCTTCCACGTTCTCCGCCCGAAGTTGTTCCACGTCATAGGCTGATCGGTTGACCTGGCTGGCGGTCCAAACGGGTATTCCTCGAGTCATGGCAATTCTCTTCAGGTTCGAATAGATATGACCCAGATCATGGTATTCCATTCCAGCGTTGGTTCCTCCCCCGGGAGGCTGCAAGTAGTCCGCATAGTCTATAATTATCAACTCCGCTTCCTGCGGTATTTCGTTGTCCAGGCCCGAAGGACCAATGGTATGTGGAGCATGTTCTTTTACCCACAGCATCCCATTTATCTCCGCTGCTACTTCTTTCCACTTTTTCCGGCTCGGATTCTTGTCCCCCGTCAGATTTCGCCTCACCTTGGCCTCGATCTCATATTCGGGTACTTCCAGCGTCGTGTAATAAACCTTTTTTCCCGATAGAACACCCTGGCAGGCGAACCATGTAAGCAGCGAAGTCTTGCCCCCGCTGGTAGGGGCAATGACCACCGCCAGATCTCCCGCAGCTACTCCGCCCTCTAGCAATTCATCCAACTTTTTCATCCCGGTTCCCACCAGATTCTTCCGTTTCGGTATCGTCGAAGTGGATTCCAGAATGTTCCTGGGAGCCCTGCCATTCAATTGCGGGAGACCTGCTTTGCACTCTTCCATGACATTCAGGGCTTGCTGGTAACGTCCGGAAGCATGGAGTACATGAGCCCGTTCAAAGCCCCGTTTCAACGCCTGGTGCTGCGCGAATTTCAGGACGGATTGGCGGTCGAATTCGATGTCCCCCGAAGGGGATCCCAATTTCACACCATGTCGGAAAGCAAGCTGTTTGAGTTGAGTTCGGTTCAGAACTTTCCTAGTGTTCCTCCACCGGGAAATAACCTCTTCCGCCAGGTCAAAAAAAGAGTCGAACGAGGAAGGCTCGAGTAGATGCCCGCATTCTCGCATGAACTCCGGGACGCACATTCTCGACAGCAACAGTACCTGGTATTCCTCATCGAACAGCATCTCCCTGATCGCTCCGTCCTTGTTGTCGCTGATTAAACACTTCCAAACGATCGACGCGAACTTCCGGCGAACATACGAATCCCAACCGGGTTTTGCTTCCTGTGATGTCCACTACGATTACGTCCACTGTATCCTGAAGAGTCTTGTATGTTCCGTCCTCGTTGAGAAGAGGAACCCCCTGTTCGTCGGTTTCAATCACTTCAGGCAGCGTGATACGTATTGTTTCATCCCGTTGTCGGCTTAGTACCAGCATCGGACATCTCCTTGTATTCCCTGTGTGCCTCATCCCTGGCCGTTGAGTCGTGCTCCTGAACCTCCGCCAACGCGGCCATTTCCAACAGCCTCGGCTCAATTACATACCCAGCTGCATGCTTATGTCCGCCGCCACCGAATCTTTCCGCCCACTTAGAAACATCCGGACCGTTTTCCCGACTCCGCAGCGACATCTCTATTTTCGGTCCATCAGCCGTAGCGATAGTTCGAAAGGATTTGGCTACACCGTACTTTTCGGCCATTCGGTGGAGCAGATCGGAAATGAGATTCTTGTCCGTACAGTTGACCGTTGGTACCGGCATATCAAACATCTCTTCCAATATGGAATTTTCAAGGTGCATTCGGATACTTCGTTCCTTGTATTGCCGGACGGCGGCTCCGGCTTCGAACACGAGATTTTCGTTGCTCATCAGCAACCGATTCGCTCGATCCCACTGTTCGAATGTTTCCACCGTCTGAAGATAAGCTGCTACATCTTCCGTCCGGTACATTCGGTGCAACCATATATCCCGATCCCGGACGTATTTAAGAATGGGGAATTCGTCCGGCTCTGAACCAAACCAATGCGCGGTCAGGGTTGCTCCGCATTCATCCGGATCATACAGAACCCGAACCCCCAGTTCCTTCAGTTCCTTGATACGAGGTTCAGCGCTTTTGTGGTGGTCCAGGAGAACAATCGGAACACTTTCGTCCACCAACGGTTTCAGTTCCTCCGCAGAAAACGATAGATCCAGGATGTACAGGTAATTCCCTTTTCGGATTTTATCCAACGGGACAGGATCATTCGGGTGGAGGCCGATGTACCGGGTATTTTCAGGAAGGAAACGACTGGCAATCCAGGCCGATGCTGATCCGTCGGTACAAGGATGGTGATACAATACGACATACATTGTTATTCTCCGTAAAAAGAAAGGGCGGGTGAAGGTCTTGGCTGGACAAGCAAACGCGGTTTTATCCTGCTCGCTTCACCCACCCTGCCGTTTGGTTAACCTAACTTCTCTTCGATCCGGGCTGCCAGATTCTCAAGTTCTTCCATATCGGTATCACCAGAAACTTCAGTCAGATCGAGCGGTTCATACTCTCCCCCCAAAGGGCTCGACCGAGCAGCGGGTAGTACATTATACCGAGTCTTGAACCCGGAACCCGACCGGACTATCTTGAAGTCGTATCCCGTTTCGGGATCCAGCGGATCTTCGTCAACCAGATCCTTGGTGATGTATTCCGCCAGCTTCCGATACGCGGTAATTCGCAGCTTGACTACTTTGAGTTCATCCTGGCCATCCTCACCTCCTTCCCGGTGCACCGCATTTACTAGCATGTACCTGTCAGGTTTGATGTCCTCCCAAACCTTTTTCGGAACCGAATCCTCCAACCTGCATATTGGACACTGATCCCCGACACAAGGTACGTTCGTCTTGTCCTCACTGTCGAACTCGATCCAATGACGAAGATCTTCGACGAAAAGACGTTCCATGCCCTCGGAATCGGTGAACGGAAGTGGGCGGATTACATGCCGTCCGTCACCGGGTTTCCAAAAATGGGACGTTCCGCTGGTCCGGTTCCGGTGTTGGAGTTGTTCGCGTTCACGATCGTAAATCGAATTTTTGGCCTTCTTTCGACTTGGGGCCTTCTTTCGACTTGAGCCCTTCTTCTTCTTTTTGGTCACCTTCGTTTTCCTCGTGGTTGCCATTTCATTCTCCTTCCTGTGTGCCTACCTTAGCTTTCCCTCTTGTTGCTCAGACTTTCCCTGCGGATGGTCCGGAGCAGATCAAACGTTTCGGTACAATTGGTCTTGAACACTTCCTCGAGATCCCCTTGAACCCTGGCGAACGCCTGGTCCGTGGTCTCGCCGGGGAGCATCGGCTGCGTCGTGTTACAGTCGTACTTCATCGAACCGTAGTCCGCTGATATACCCAACGTCACCGAGACCCGGCCTACACCCGGATCGGTTGACCTTTCCGGTAGTTGCTCCGACTTCTGCTTCGACTTCTTTACTCGCCTTGTTTTGGCCATTTCCTTTTCCTTTCCGCAAAAACAACATTCTACTCAGGGATGACTACTTGTCACCCTTCGCTTTCTCCTGCCCCTTCAGTTTTTCCTGGAGTTCCCGGAGAGCCCTCCGGGGATCCGCCATGTTTTGCGGCAACTCCAGAACCTGAATCGCTGCTTCCACACCCTGCAAGTGACCTGTCCGAACGCCCTCGTAGTATTCCGGGGATTTGTCCAGCCCGTTCAACACGGAAAAACGCTTCAGGGCTTTCTCCGGCTCCTCTCCGGCAACCGCTCCGGCGATAAGCTTCATGTCCTGCCCTTTGATCCGATACGTTGCATTCGGATCGATATACACCTTTTCACCTGCCTTTTTGAAACCAAGCCGCTTAAAACCAATCTCCCTTTTTGATTTCGGTCGCCAGTGGTATTTCCTGCTTCAGCGTCCCGTTGGTAAATTCCATGTAGTCGGGTTGTTCCGGCAAACGAAACATCATGGCATCATCCAACAGCGCACAGGCCCGCTGGATCTCGTTTCGGGGAGAATCCAATACGATGGAGTCATGCACCTGTAACACAAGCAGTGTCCTCATCCCCCTTTTTTCGAGGTCCCGATCCAGCGCTATCATGGCCAGATAGGACAGGAACACAGCCGGATTCTGAATCGGAAAATTGTACGCCTGGTTCCTCTGGTGCCTGTCGCCAATATCATTCAGATACCGGCGGAAACCGAAAACGGACTCCACGAACCCCTGCTCTTGTACCGATTCTTCTATCTGTTGATGAAATCGAAGAATTTCCGGATGTTGTTTAAACCAGTCCCGAATGAATTGTCCCCCTTTGGCAATCGGAATTCCGTACTTCTCTTTCAATCCGCTTGCGGTAATTCCGTAGATACAACTGAAATTGAGATTCTTGGCAACACTCCGCTGTTCCTTGCTGAAATTTTCCCGGAACATCCTTTTGGCGGTTTCATCATGCGGATCGAGACCCTTATCGAACGCGTCCAACATCCCGGGTACTTCAGCAACAGCGGCAATGGTCCGGAGTTCGTGTTGCGAGTAATCCCCCTGAATAATCTTTCCGCCCTTGAATCGGCTGGTCAGGGCTTTACGGTGCCGTCCCTCCCGGTCCACGTTTTGAAGATTGGGCGAACTGCACGAGAGTCGATAGGTTACGGTTGCAAAATTGTATTGCGGGTGAATCAGATTCCGTTCGTCCAAATGCTTTTCCACCCAGGGAGTCAGACGCTTCAAAAAACTTTGCTCTTTTTTCGCCTGGACCAGTGGAACCAGTTTAGATTCCATCTCCGCGAACACTTCCAGGGACGGAAGATCAGCCTTCGGCGTCGTTCTCCTCCCATTCTTCTTGTTCCACGCCAGGGGTTCCAACCCCAGTTGGTCAAACAGTAGTTCTCTTAGTTGTTTCGACGAACTCGGGTTGAGGTCCGGGAACATCTTCTGGAGTCGTGCCAGGTGCCGTTTCTCGGCTTTCCGGGACTTTTTCAGTTCCCCGGCCAGCACGTTCCGATCGCAGTGCAATCCCCGTTTAGTCATCGAAGCCAGAACTCCGGCCAACGGAGAAAGACATTCCAGACACACTTTTTGCTGTGTCTCGGTTAGGGTTCGATCCTGGTGGTCCGCCAACAAGGCCGTGTGGATCGTATCCTGAGCACAATATTCCCCCAAAAGAGGAAGAGGAACGTTGGCGTACCCGGCAGCTT